GCAATAAGTACCTAGGCATATTGTTCCTAGTAATGTTACTGGCTTGGTATCCTTTAGTTGGTGTGTTGTGGTGTGCTTGACAAGTGGGAAGATATGTCCTAGTGTTTGGGATGCGACTAACAGAAAAAGAAAAGAGATTTAGCAGGGAAGCGGTGGCTATGCTTGCCGGTGGTGAGCTGAACGCTACTGAATGCGCTAGGCGTGCGGGGTACTCTGAGAAGACAGCCAAACGTGAGGCAGTACGGCTTATGAAGAAGCAGGGTGTTAAGGATTACATTGACGAGCTGAACCCTAGGCGGGCTGAGATCATGCAGGCTGAAGAGGATGCTGGCGATTGTATCGAGATAGCCAAGACCGTAGTAGCTGAACAGATAGCTGACATCCGTCACGAGTTGGCTTCTGTTGTTATCCCTCCTGAGCTTGAGCAGCGGGCCAAGGGTATGACTGTCACCCATGTCCAGACACAGGAAGCCTTTGACGGTGAGGGCAACCAGATAGGGGCTAAGACTATCACAGACGTCAAGGAGTTGCCTCCAGAGGTTCAGGCATGGACGAACATCATGAACATTAAGCAGAAGCTTCGGATACAGCTAGACAAGTTCCTGGAGCGTCAGAGACTGCTTGAGGGCGGCACAGAGCACAAGGGAACGGTCAATATCTTCATTGCACAACAGGACATACATCTATGAGCTTTGACCGGACAGAGAAGCAGGCAGAGGCTATCGAGATGCTTTCGACTGATGCGACTAATTGCGCGATGTTTGGAGGCTCAGGCAGTGGCAAAACGTTTATTGCTCTCTATGCTCTCTGCGGCAAAAGATCGCCATGGATATGTTCCCGTGCGTGCTTAATGCTTGCTTTCCTGGCGTGTTTCAAAAGGACGACATGAACCGTACAGACTGGTTCTATGTATTCCCTAACGGCTCTCGTGTATGGTTCTACGGCATTGACGGTGACGGGATAGATAAGATCCTAGGGCCGTCCTATGCAACGTATCTCTTTGAGGAATGCTCAGAGCTTGATTGGCCGATGATTCAAAAGGCACTGACCCGACTCCGGCAGAAGACAGACCTCCACGTGAAAGCCTACTACACGTTCAACCCTCCAAAGAAATCACACTGGACGTATAAGGTATTCATTGAGAGCATCGACCCTGTGGAGAATGGGCCATTGCGGAATCCCGACAACTACGCTCACATCCTCATGAACCCTCACGACAACCTACAGAACCTAGATGACAACTACCTCCAGCTGCTTCAGGGATTGAGTAAGCGCGAGCGTGATCGATTTCTATGGGGCAAGTTCGGTGAGCCTGACCAAGGCAATCTATTCCATCCTGATTGGATCTACCATAACAGGGTCGAAAAGAAAGACATGCCTATGGTATTCGAACGGGTGGCCATTGGTGTTGACCCTGCGGTGAGTACTAAGAAGACCTCTGACAGCACCGGGATAGTCGTGATCGGATTGAATGAGGGGGAGTGCTACATACTTGACGACGTTTCGGGAGTCTACACACCCAGGCAATGGGCTGATAAGGTTGCTACCATGTGGGATAAGTGGGCTGCTGACGTGGTAGTTGCTGAACGGAATCACGGCGGGGATCTGGTAAAAGAGAACATCACGCGGAACCATTCGCATATTTACACGTCTGAGGTAGTAGCCACGCGGGGGAAGTACACGCGGGCAGAACCAGTAGCGGCACTTTACGAACGGGGATTGGTCCACCACACTGGGAACTTTGAAGACCTTGACAATGAGCTCATAGAGTTCAACCCTGAAGGCAAGAAACGCAAGAGCCCTGACAGGGTGGATGCTATGGTATGGGCCGTGTGGAATCTCATGATTGATGATCAAGCTATCCGGCCTATCGTGTCATCCTCGGAAATAAGTAGAGGCCAGAGAGAATCCGGCCTTGTCGATTTCATGGAAAATGAAGCGATGTGGAACGACCTCTAGCGTTTCTTTTTTCTAGCATGCCATACCTTCCACTGCGCGAAATGGATCTTCCAAGCGTCCCTTTCTAACGAGCTCCACCCCTTGAAGTGGTACGGCTCTGCGTTCATCATTGCATTAGCAAAGGCGTACTTGTGCTGAAACACGATTCCTCGATAGCTTCCCGGTGGGGGCTGCATGCGTCCTGTCTGTGAGTCGGTAGTGGTCCCGGCCTTGATAGGCGGCAGGCTGAACCGTACACGGGACTTAGGCTCAACAATAGACTTCACCTTGCGGATTTCTTCCCGGACCTCAAGGGCCTTATCCAAGTCGCCCTGCTTGACCCAATACACTTGAGCTTTCTTTAGCACCTTAAGATATGACTTAAAAGCACGCCTTACCTTCGTATCCCTTTCTTTCTTAGCTTCTGCGAGGGTCGCGTCAGCCTTGGCAACTGATGCGGTGAGGTCGTTCCTGTACTGCTGTAGCTTATCATCTGCGAACAGCGATACGGCGGCGAGTGTGATAACGATTGCAAGTCTCATAGGGTGTCTCCTGTGTTAGGTTACTTGCTAACGAGCCTGCGTTCTAGTTCTGTAAGTGCCATCTCCATTATTACCGGGTGCTGTGGTCCTGTCTTGCACCATCGCTGTATTGTGGTCTGTGGTACGTCCAGAAGCTGAGAGAGCCTGTACATGGTGAGGTTGTGCTTGGTTATGAATTTAGTGATCATGCTACTTGTCCTGCCATTTCGTCCAATTTCTCAATATCACACCTTATAAGAATATCGCGTTCGTCACACGATAGCGGGGAGTCAAACACACCCGCGCTATCTTTGGTTGCATACCATATAGCAGCCTCTTCCATTGTTGGGAAGGTGTGGGCGATTGCGTGGGTAGAACTCCGAATGATTACAACTTCCATTTTGCCTGGCTCCGTTTTATTCCAGTTTTCCTTATACGCCAGCCTCAACGTCTATGAGAAGAATCCGCCGCCGGTAGCCTTCCTTACTTTCATCATCGCCTCGTCACCGCCAGCGAGGATTCTGCTTGAAGAATATGCCATTACTGCCAGGGCGGCCGTTTCGCTGTCAACGCCGCTACGCTCTACCCGTTCTTCCCATGCGATTCTTGCGCTGGCTGCCATTTCTTCTAGTGTTATGTTACCCATTTTGGCTTGCTCCGTTGTAGTTGTGGTTGCTTTGTTCATGCCTTATTATACAACCATATTAGCCCTACGCAAACCGTATTGGGCATAGCTTCTGATTATTTTAGCGATTTACGAAAAATCGTAACTATATTTGACATATCGTAATAATGCGACTAGTGTTGTATCAATTGCAATTTATTGGAGCCTCCCGAATGTCCTCTCTCCGCTCTGACGTGGCACGGCAGGAATTGAAGCGATACAACAAGCTGAAGTCTAACCGACTCTTCTCGCGTGGACTGACACGCAATAGCTTTATCACTCCTAATGGTGTCTCTCCGCAGATAAACGATCAATCCCTCATCAACCGATACCGTTCATGGGTGTACGTGTTCGCCTCCAGAAACGGGTCTGCGTCTGCCTCTACTCCTCTCAGGCTATACGCTACAGTGGCAACGGGTGAGGGTATGCCTAGGGTTCGCCATAGTGCGCCACTGTCAAAACAGCAGGTTGACGGGATAATCAAGCTGAACAACGGCAGGAACACCAACCGGCTACGCAATGCTAACCACGTTGTAGAGATCTTCGACCACCCTTTCCTTGATCTGATGGCTGACCCGAATCCGTGGCGCTCTCAGTATGAGCTACTTGAAGAAACGATGATCTTTCAGGACTTGACCGGGGATGCGTACTGGAGCGTTGGCCTTGATGCATTGGGCGTGCCTAATTCCTTGAACCTTCTCCCGTCTCAATATATGCGCATCGTCCCGTCAAGGGATAATTTTATCAAAGGTTATTTGTACGGGAGATCCTCTACTGACCGCGTTGCTATTCCCGAAGACAAGGTGATTCACTACCGCAGACCTAACCCTAAGGACCAGTACTACGGTATGGGTTGCCTTGAGGCGTCTGTCGTGGCTGCTAACCAGTATGACTCAATGGATACCTACGAGACCGCGTTGAACCGGAATATGGGCATCCCGGCTGGGCTGGTAAGCTACAAGGGCAGGTTGCAGCAGAATGACATCCCGGCGCTTGAGGCTGATTGGAACCGCACACTTCGCGGCATGGCCAATTCTGGCAAGATCAAGGTCACTTCTGAGGATTACGATTTCAAGCAAGTCTCTATCTCCCCTCGTGAGATGGGATTCCTACAGGGGCGCAAGTGGTCCCGCGATGAGATGGCCAACGCCTTTGATATCCC